ATCCAATGCCAGCATAATTTTTACGAAAATTTGCATTCCAACTTGTTTGCTTCCATTCGCCGCCAAACAAATTTACGCAGAAAGCTACTCCTTTGGCTTCGCTCTCAACGCCGTTGTCAAGCAGTTCCTCATTCGCTACGGAAATGACTTGCGTAACAATATTGTTTTCAATTTTTGCAAAGTGTGCCATCAGAACGTAATGCTTCCTGAGCCGGTAAACCTGTAGATTTTATTCCCGCCCGTGTTGCTAAATCCGGGGGAACCTGTTGTAGATGCCGCATTATTGTAATTATTAGGGTAGCTAATTATTACCACGCCATCAGCGCCGTTAGTGCCATTTTGAAAAGTGGCATAGCCTCCAGAACCGCCGCCGCTGCCAGTGTTTGGAGTAGGGTTGGTTGCCGCAGTACTTGACCCATTGGAACCATTTCCACCTACACCGCTGCCGCCACTGCTGGTACTACCACTAAATGCGCCACCACCACCACCACCTGCGTAGAATTGCGCTGAACCAGATATGCTGTACTGTAAGCCAGCGCCACCATTGCCGGGGGTTCCACCGCTTCCTGCGCCACCTGCGGCTCCAGCGCCACCGCCACCGCCGCCAGAAGAATTATTCCCACCGTCTGTCGGTGTTCCAGCACCTCCGCTATTACCTTGCCCTGATACGCCAGTGCCAATAGAGCCACCACGACCCCCGGGCGTTCTACCTTGACCACCGCCGCTACCGCCGTTTGGTGAGTTGTATGGGCCGCTTTCACCACCTTGACCAGCGCCACCAGCCGTTGATGTGATACTGCTAAAAACGCTATTGGTTCCAGAAGAGCCGCCGCCGCTGCCAGTACCGCCAGCTCCACCACCACCAACCGTCACTGTGTAAGAAGTTCCCGGCGTTACGGCAAACGAAGATGCAGTCCGCAACCCCCCGGCTCCACCCCCGCCACCAATATAGCCTCCACCGCCACCGCCACCTGCAACAACCAAGTATGTGACATTTGGTGTTACGTTGGATTTACCGTAAAAGTTGGTCGGCATGATTAACGCAGTTCCAGCAGTGGTTCCAGTTAGCGTGCGTACAACAGCATCGTTAAACGATATTTGCGCAGTTGCAGATAAGCCTAACTCCAAGTTGGCGGATTGCCCAACGGTAGCACCGCCGAGGCTGATTGGGCCAGAAGCGTTGAGCGTCATGCTTTCATCAAGCCTTCTACTTTGGCATCCAACTCTTTTATGGCCTCAATCAGCAGGGGGATGAGCTTCTCATAGCGCACTGTCAAATATTTTTCATCAATAGGCGCAGGAACCACTACTTCTGGCATGACGGCTTGCACTTGTTGGGCAGAAACACCAACTTCACGCATAACTTCATATCCCAAATCTTGGGCAGTTTGATTAGCTTCATAATAAAAACCACTAAGTGTTTTAATTTTGTCTAATGCGTTTTGAATATTACCTAATTTGGTTTTTAAACGGTCATCAGAATAGTATGCCGTGATGTTATTGGTTGCGCGAATCTCGCCCGCAGTGCTAGATGCCGCTGTACCAACCCCTATTGAATTAAATTGAGAATTTTGTGAAGTGCTAGTAAAAGTTGCAGCCGAACCTGTGGTGTTTTGATTCAGTGTAGGAAACGTGCAGTTAGTCAGCGTGCCACTAGAAGGTGTGCCTAACGCCCCGCCGACAGCTACATAAGAACCTGCGGCTTGTTTGCCGTTAAATGTGTTCCAATCGGTTGATGTCAAGTAGCCGCTGACTGAAGTGGATGCCGCAGCCATACTTATTGCTGGCGTTGCGCCGCCGCTAGAAACTACAGGTGATGTTCCAGTGACGGATGTGACGGGCGCTGTTCCGCTGGATGCCGCCGTGACAAGTCCCTTGGCGTTTACGGTGACGCTTGCGTTTGTAAACGCGCCTACATTTGTGTTGACTGTTGCCAATGTCCCTGCGGCAGTGACATTTGTAGAACCATCAAAACTAGGACTGGTGTAAGCCAAATCCCCAGTAATTGCAATTGTTCGGCCTGTGGTTAGGGTTGCCGCGCTGCCTGTGGTACTTTGATTGAGCGTAGGAACATCCGCAACTTGAATGGTGTTCATCACCACATCAGCGCCATTGCCTCGCAAATATGAACCGCTGGTAACCGCGCCAGCCAAGGCGTCCATAGCATCTTGGCGTGTTGTTGCGCCCGTACCGCCACTGGCTATAGGGAGTACAGAACTGTTGGTTGCTGTAAGCGTTGTGCCATCTGCATATATAGACCGGCTTGATGGGTACGTTACAAAAACGTCTTTAGTGCCCGCTGAAAAAGTGACTGCCAAACCAGCATTGCTGGAGGACAGAACAGTAGTACGGGAAAGCGTAGTACCAGAAGAAGTGTACGTTCCAATTCCAACTTCCCACTCAGAAAGAGTTTGATGCGCGATTGTGTAATACGTTGTATTACCATTACCTACAGCAGCAAACGATTGAAAGCCAGTGGAGGCTCCGAGGAGCGTGACTGTCCCCGTACCAGTTGTGGTGGTAGTTTCTTTTACCCTATCCGCAAGTACAAGCGCCATATGTTTCCTAAGCTGTGTTGATTAAAGCCCAGTCGTTGGTTTCTGATGTATCAATCAGCCCCCAGTTTGCTGTTTGGCTATCGTCTATCAAAGCCCAATACACTGCAACAACATTCCCAACTGTACCACTTGCTGCCACGCCTGTTAGGGCAATAGTCCGGGATACCCCAGCAATAGTCCCCACGGAACCAGAAGCTGAAACGCCCGTAATACCAACCGCTTTGACCGGTACAACCGTACCCACATTACCCGTTGCAGACCCGCCTGTCAAAGCTGTTGATGCCGCAACTCCAACAGTCCCTACTTCACCTGTAGCTACATCTCCAGTCCCCGAGGAGGATTGAACTGGGAGTACCGTTCCTACTGCACCCGCAGCAGATACGCCTGATATAGAAAAAGAAACGGCGGCTCTAGAGACTGTTCCAACACTACCTGATGCTGATACGCCAGTCAAAACTATTGAAATACTTGCAGTTACTGACCCTACATTTCCTGCCGCAGATACGCCTGATAGAGAAAAAGAAACGGCTTCTCTGGAGACTGTCCCAACTTGCCCAGACGCAGCTACCCCTGTCAAGGCGACTGAGACAACCGTATCTGCCGCTAACGAAGCAAATGGCGTCTGGGCAAAAGCGGAAATACCAAACATGGTTTAAACGGCTTTTAGCCGCTCCGCTTTAGGTTGTAGCCAAGCGCAGTAAGGCAGTCGTCGTCGTATTAGAGGGCATGGTCAGAGTGAACGTACCAGCCGTAATAGTCTGACTACCAAACGTGTAAACAGCCACAGCCTTGTTGCTCTGCGTGGAGTTGTATATCAGCACCGCGTCAAACGCTGTGGTCAAGGTGACCGATGTGTACGTGATTGATGCTGAAGGCGTAAAAAACGCCACGCCCGCAGTTGCTGAACTGTTGGTTGCCGTAGGAGGCGTTGCTGCCGTTACCGCTACACCGCCCGCTGTGTATCCTGCGCCGGAGACTTCTCCAGTAACTGAATATGCAGTAGTTGCCGCGTCGTAAGTGGCTGAAGCCAAGTACAAGGCCGCTTTGAATGTATCGGTTGCGGATGTTCCCCTTGTCGGGGCCGTGCCGAAATTATGGGTCGCAGTCATTAACTCGCCCATGAACGAAGTACACATTGATTGAGTATTTGCCATGATATTCCCTTAGAAAGTTGCCGTTTCACCACCAGCAAAGCTGACCGCACGTTTTAGTGTCACATGGACAGAGCGGTGAACAAGTTCACCATCCAACCAGTATTCCGTCCACGTAGTTAGCTCGTTGTCATTATCAATTTCACCCGAACGGTGTTCCAACAAGGAATCGTCCATTTCGCCTTTGGTCGTAGTAACAATCAATTTGAACTCCTGATAAGTGCAGTGGTGGAAGTGTTGGCAGGCATGGTGATTGTAAAGGTAGTGGTCGAGGTCTTGTCCGCCCCAAAGTCAATCACTGCAATGGATTTGTTCCCTTGCGTCACGTTGTAAATCAGAGCGCACCGGGCTGTGATTGCCGCCGTCCAAGCTGTGTTTGCAAAATTTACATAGGCTGTGTAGTCCGAGGAACTTATAGTCACCCCAGTCAAAGTATTGCCGCCTGCTGTATAGCCAGACGCTACAACCTCGTTGGACGTTGTATATACAGTCGTGTCCTCGTTCAGGCTGGCATTGCCCGTGTAAAGCGCAATCTTGAGTGTGTTCGTAGACAGGTTATGGACAGCCTGATACAACTCCTTCTTGAAGCTGGTGGTCTGCGTCTGAACAATGCTCATGCCGCTACCTCAAAGCTGTTGGACTTGCGAACATTTTCTACGCCCGGAATAACTTGCAGATTGTATGGCGTATGCAGCCCCGATACGGTTTTGCCTTGCAATGGAAGGATGTGGTCTACATGCCAAGAGAACCCAAACATTTTGGAGCGCAGGGCTGCTAGTTCGTAAGCCTGCCCAATCATCCACTTTTCATCTGCTGTAAGCCATTTCGGGTTACGCATACGTTTTTTTGTTTGCGCAGCGCGGGTGTAAGTTAGCACCTTAGCTGGGTTTTCTTTAGCCCATTTTTGAACGTACGCTTTTATTTTTTCCGTGTGCTTCACGTACTGCGTATCATTGTGTTGCTTTACGCTTTTTGGGTTGTTTTTACGCCAGACAACAAGGTGCTCGGCTCGACACGCAAGACACTCTCCAGTTTTTGCGCGGCGGCCTGCTACATGCCCGCGCACGCAGGTAGCGCCAGTAAAGTACCTTTTGTACCCCCCGGCTAGTGCTTCTTTGCGTGTGTTCGGCATCATGTAACTGCTTGGCGGTATTGACCACTACGGTACGCGTCTTGCCTTTCTAAGCCGTCGCCAAGGCGCTTGGCAAGGGCTAATGCCTCTTTGTACTTACCGTCGTATAGGGCGAGTAAATCTGCCTCACCTTTTTGAAACGTGTAGGCTTCAACCAGACTTCCATACAACAGCACGGTATCAAAGTTGTCACCCAGCCAAGTTGTAAGCGCGGTGGTGATGGACTCGGGGTAATAGTAGTAGTGCAGTTCTGCGGAGTAGGTTGCGTCAGGTGTCGGGCCAAGGATAAACGACAACTCGTTGCTGATGGTTGCGCCTGAAACAGTCGGGCCAAACAGGGCGTAGTACTTGGGTGTTCCTGTGTCGGTCGGCGTAGGGTACGCCTCGCGCATGAAGTTCACATCCTTGTTGAGTAGAAATGTGTACGGGCCTGCACCGGAGTAGATAGCCAAAGAGAACGATGACAGATAGTCATCGGGGCAGGACAGGTACTTGTTGTTCGCCGTGATTGTCCCCGTCACATTTTTACGCAAAAAGGGAAACTGTATCGAGTTGTAGATGCGCTGCTCTGCCTGCTGGATGAAGCGGTTAATCTGAGTCGTAGACGAGACCGTAGACGAATCCGCAAGGGTAATCGTCGGAAAGTTGTTTTCCGTGTAGGTCTGTATCGCCGCCGAAAGCTCAGAGTAGTTCATGCCATCGGGCCCC